TATTGCTTTTAAGCAGCCGTCCCGTGCTACCCGTTCCTATTCGTTTATTCGTAGCTACCATTAAGCAGCCGTCCCGTGCTACCCGTTCCTATTCGTTTATTCGTAGCTACCATGCTACCCGTTCCTATTCGTTTATTCGTTAACACATTCGTTGTCTAATGTCCCGCAAAAAAGGCGCCCAACCCGCCAACACAAACGCACTCAAGCACGGCTTCTATTCCTCCCGCTTTACCATAACTGAGTTGAGCGATCTTGAAACGCTCTTGCATGCTGATGGTCTCGATGACGAGATAAATCTGATGCGCGTCCAGATCCGCCGCCTGCAGCAGATCGCCAACGATGACGAGGACAAGCAGGATCTTATGGATACACTCAACACCATGGGCTCAGCCTCCACCCGCCTGGCCGGGATGCTGCGCACCAACCAGGCCCTGGCGCACCGACAGACGGACGTCGCCGCCCTGCTCACCCAGGCCATCCAGGAGGTCTTTGGCAGTGAACTTGACCCACGTAACCCATAGCCTTTTGATCCAGGTCATTTCAGACTTTTGGAGCGAACATGGAAGACGATCCCCTGTACCAACTCGTCAAAGAGCAACTCGCCCGCATCCAGGATCAATTCAACGCTCGCGCTGCACATATCGAGGAGAAGCTGGATTTTCAGACTCAGCTAGCTCAGGAACGTATCTCTTCTCTCCAGGAATCCAACAAGAGCCTACAAAGTGACCTTCGCGACCACGAAACCCGCATCCGCGCCCTCACCGATTCCGCCACTGCAGCTCGTACCTGGCAAAGCCTCTTCTCCGGCGCAGGCTTCCTGACAGGCGTCGCCGCCCTCATTCGAGCCTTCTTTGGCAGCTAAAAGCTAATATGATCCTATGCACATTTACGACCAGGTCAAGCAAGTCATCAGCGATCCCGTTCTATTTGCTGAATTCGCTAGCAAGCTCAAACTGCGCCGCTACCAAGAAGAAGTCATCCGCGCTATCGTTTCCTCAGTGGTTGCCAAGGCCGGCCTTTCCTTCGTCGTCATGTTCCCCCGCCAGTCCGGCAAGAACGAAACTCAGGCACAACTCGAAACTTATCTGCTCACCATCTGCATCAAGTTCAATGTCAACATTGTCAAGATCTCGCCTACCTGGAAACCGCAATCCGAAAACGCCATGGATCGTTTGGAATCTACGCTTAAGAAAAACATCCTTGTCCGTGATTACTGGAAGAAAGAATCCGGCTATATCTACCGCCTGGGCGAATCCCGCTGCATCTTCATGTCCGGTTCTCCCAAAGCTTCCATCGTCGGCGCCACTGCCAATCTGCTGCTCGAAATCGACGAAGCCCAGGATATTACCACGGCCAAGTACGACAAAGAAATTGCTCCCATGGCCGCCAGCACAAACGCCACCCGCGTTTTCTGGGGCACAGCCTGGACCAGCCAAACCCTGCTCGGCCGCGAGCTGCGCGCCGCGCGCCAGGCTGAAAAAGCTGACGGCATCCGCCGCGTCTTCACGCTCGACGCCGATCAGGTCGCTCTCGAAGTTCCCGCCTACGGCAAGTATGTCGCCGAGCAGATCGCCAAACTTGGACGCAATCATCCCATGATCCGTACACAACTCTTCTGCGAAGAGATGGACGCCCAGGCCGGCATGTTCCCGCCCGCCCGTCGCGCGCTGATGATCGGCAGCCATGCTTCCCAGAGTCGCCCGTCCGCCGGGACAACGAATGCTTTCCTAATCGACTGCGCCGGCCAGGATGAAGCCAAACGCCAGGGACTCGAGGGACTTCAGAACGAAGGCCGCGACGCCACCGCCCTGACCATCGTTCGAGCTGACTTGACCCACCTCGATACCATGCAGCTGCCTATCTATCGCCCGATCTTCCGCAAACAGTGGACCGGCGATTCGCCAGTCGCCGTCTTCGGCCAGATCCGCAGCCTAGCCGAAGCCTGGAACACGCGCTATTTCGTCATAGATGCTACCGGGGTGGGGGAGGGACTTTTTGCCCTGCTCGATAGGGCGTTTCCTGGCCGTGTAATTCCGGTCAAATTTACCCAGCAGGAAAAGAGCGAGATCGGCTGGCAATATCTTTCGATCATCGAGACCGGCCGCTGGTGCGAGTATGCCCCCTTCGATCCGGACCTCGAGCGCCAATTGGACCACTGCCAGATGGAGATCCTTCCCGGTCCCGCCAAGACTTTGCGCTGGGGCGTACCCGACGGCACGCGCGCCGCGGATGGCTTCCTCGTTCACGACGACTTGATCGTTTCCAACGCCCTCTCGGCTAAACTGGATCAACTCGAGTGGACCATCCAAACCGAAGCCGCCATCGTCCACGCCCCCGATCCACTCTCGGACATGAGCAAAATCTAATGTCTAAATCCCTTGCCTCCCGTACTATCAAGGCCTTGCTCAATACGCCCTTTGGTAAGCAAATCAAAGCCGAGTTGACTGTCGCCGAGACCGACAACACCTTTTACCCTGGCGGTCTCAGCGCAAATTACCGCGACCGTTATGACTACGATCGCACAAAAGTTCTCTCCGCATGCCTGCGCGCCTGGCGCGTCCAGCCCATCGCGCGCCGTATCGTCAAACTCTATACGCAATTCGTCATCGGCGAAGGCTTGACTCCCAAATGCGATCACAAGGCAACTCTCGATTTCCTTACCGCCTGGTGGAAAGATCCACTCAATGACTTCGACAGCCAGGTCTCGGAATGGATGGACGAACTTACCCGCTCCGGCAATTTATTCTTTCTGTTCAGCTCTGATCCTCTTACCGGTATGTCCTACGTCCGCGCCATCCCGGCTGATCAGATCAAGGAGATACAGACCACAGAAAATGATGTCCGCCAGGAGACTTACTTTATTCCAGTTGATCTAAATACCCCGCCCTGGCCTGCCTATGACTCTCGCCTCCAACAGCAGGACAACTTCATCGTTCATTACGCTGTCAACCGACCTGTCGGCGTCCCCTGGGGCGAGCCTGACCTGGCCCCGCTGCTGCCCTGGATCGGCCGCTATTCCGCCTGGCTCGAAGACCGCGCCCGCCTCAACCGCTTCCGCTTCGCCTGGCTCATTATTTGGAAAAAGAAATGGACTAGCGACGCCGAAAAAAAGGGCAAACAAACCGAACTCAATGCCAATCCGCCCACACCCGGTTCCTTCCTGTTGCTCGACCCAGATGAGACAGTCGAAATGCCGGCCCCTAACCTGAATTCTACTGACGCAGAGAAGGATGGCCTGGCCCTCAAAAAGATGATCTCCGCCGGTTCAGGTATCCCACCCCACTACCTAGCCGAACCCGAAAGCAGCACACGCACCACCGCCGAAGCGGCTGGAACTCCAACGTTCCGCGGCCTCGAACAATCCCAAACATCCTTCCTGCGCGCTCTCACCAAACTGGCCGCCATCGCCGTGCGCATTCGTAAACAGTCGAGCCGACGCGTCAATCCCGATTCTAATATCAGTATCACCGGTCCAGATATTACCGAACGAGATAACGCCGCCCTCGCCCTGGCCGTCGCTCGCATCTATCCACACCTGTCCGATCTTTTCGACCGCGGCGGTATAGACGAAGCCGAACTGCTCCGTCTGACTTACCGCATGGCTGGCGAGCTCTATCAGAAAACCGCCTCCACCCCAACCATGCTGAAGCGTCCATTGAAACCTATCGAGCAGCCCCCGCCGCCTAAAGAAGAACCGGCGCCAGAACCAGGAGAAGAACCAGATAATGGATAAAAAGACTTTCCCCGTCCTCTACAGCCTGGCCTACCATGCCAAGCTCGATCTTCCTCCGCGCGCTGAGATCTTACCCAAGATCGCCAGCGGCGAACTCGATCATCTCGACTTCGACGCGCGTGTCTTCAAAACCGGTCCCAACCGCAACCATTTTACTTTCGACCCCGACGATCTGGCTTCTTTCGCGGCCAGTTTCAAAGGTTTGCCATTCCTCCGCAATCATGACATCTATGACATCGCCTCCCGCGATGGCGTCATCCTGGCTTCTAGGCTCGAAGCCGACTCCTTCCTGCAAACGATCCGCCTCACCACGCGCGCCGGTATGACCGATTTCATCGAAGGCCGCATCGATCGTTTTTCGATCAGCTGGTTCTTCGAGGATATGCTTTGCACCATCTGCCATTCCTCCTGGCTGGCTTGCCCGCATGTTCCCGGCCGTGAATACGACACCCATAAAGGTAAAGTTACCTGTGAATTATTGTTCACCAATCCCAAAGGCAAAGAGACTTCCGCCGTCAATGCCAATGCTGTAGCGGATACGGGACTCCTTACTGCCTTGATGGATTTCAAAATCATCGGCGGGCATTCGTTGTCAGCGGAGCATTCGTTGTCACCGGAGCATT